ATTCGTCCTTAAAGTCATCGTCGTCATGTTCATCTAGAACATCTTACACATCAAATTCATCTAAAAATTCTTTTAACATAACAATAGACAATTTGGAAGAAAATAATAATGGTGAATGTGGAGAATGTGAGGAATCTGAGGAAACTCCAGATTTAATAAATATTGAAGAATATTGCGATAATGACAACGACAACAACAACGAGAACGACAGCACTACTGAATATACATCCTACAACAGTGATTCAGAGTATGTAGAAGCAAGAATACCTGAATTTCCTGTAGAATTAATATGCATGGAATCATGTGAAAATACATTTGATAATTTAATTGCAAATAATGAATTGTCACATGATGAATGGCTCTCCGCATTTATGCAAATAATAATGATTTTATTAACTTATCAAAAATCACTTTCATTTACACACAATGATTTACATACCAACAATGTAATGTATAATTATACCGATAAAAAATACATTTATTATTGTTATAAAAATCAATATTATAAAGTACCTACATTTGGTAGATTATTTAAAATTATCGACTTTGGACGAAGTATTTACAAATACAAAGGTAATTTATTTTGCAGTGACAGCTTTGAAAATGGTGGAGATGCTGCAACACAATATAATACCGAACCTTATTTTAACGATAAAAAAACACGTATTGATCCAAATTATAGTTTTGATATATGTAGATTAGCTTGTTCTATTTTCGATTATTTAGTGGAAGATATATCGAATGTAAAATATTTAGAAAACAATAATCCTATCGTAAAATTGGTTGTTGAATGGTGCTCAGATGATAAAGGAATAAATTTATTATATAAATCAACCGGTGAAGACCGTTATCCTGAATTTAAACTATATAAGATGATTGCTAGATGTTGTCATAAACATACACCAGAGAATCAATTATTACGACCAGAATTTTCAAAATTTGCAGTTCCGTTGAACACTATAACCAAATTAAAAGGAGGTATTGAAAATTTAATTAATATTGATAAAATCCCAATATTATCAAAGTAATTAGTAATTGTATTGTATAGTATAGTATAATTATACATTTAGTGAATATTGACTAATTAATTTATTTGCTGATTTTAAGTAAAAGCAAATATTTTTATTTATATAAATATATTAAACGAATTTATATAAATAATATTTCTATTTAAGAAATTAATTGATTGTTAAACACACAAAAATAGATTATAATGTCGTTTGTATTTATTATTACCCGAAATGTTCGATGCGAAAAAACTAACAAATATTGGAATCGTTGTATATCAACAATAAGACTTTATTATCCAAAGAATAAAATTGTTGTAATTGATGATAATAGTAATTATGAATTTGTAGTAAAATTGTGCGAAGATGATAATGTTCAATATATACAATCAGAATTTCCTGGAAGAGGTGAATTGTTACCTTATTATTATTATTATCATCATCCATGGCATTCAAAAGCTGTCATTATTCACGATAGTATATTTTTTCATTCATGTATTCCGTTTGGTAAAATTAATTTACCAGTATGTCCATTATGGCATTTTGTTGCGGATACTGAAAATGTAGATAATTCAATGCGTTTAATACATTGTCTAAAAAATAATACATTATTGAGAAAATTATTAAGGAAAGATGCTTCTATAAAAATTTTGGGCAAACAATCCGATTGGAATGGTTGCTTCGGTATTCAATCCATGATAACACATGATTGTGTTAAGAAATTACAGGATAGATTTAATTTTTTAAATTTAGTACATCATATACATAATAGAGCAGATCGTTGTTGTTTTGAACGCATTTTTGCATGTATGATATATTCATTATATCCACATTTAAAGAAATGTCCATCTTTATTTGGTAAAATTCAAAATTATTTGAATTTTGGATATTCTTATGAAGAATATATCAATGATGTCAATCATCGAAATATAAATAAACCTCTTATAAAGGTTTGGACTGGTAGGTAGAGAGAAACAATATAAATGTGATTGTCTTTATTTATATTTATTTAATATGAGTTCTTTTATGTTTTCTACATGATCTTTTTTTACCAGATTTAATATAGATTTTTTTTTTATATTTTCTTTTGGTTTTACTTGTTTTTTTAGCACCACCACCTTTTTCTTTAATTGGTAACATTTCATATTTATTGTTATCAGTACTAATTGTTTTGTAACTACTTTCTAGTATATCAAAAGCTTTCAAAGGAATTCCATCATCAGGAGTATAATCCTTTTTTTCTATCAAATAATTAATTAGATGATCTATACGTTCACCATTCTTTATTAATTCAAATTCATATCCGAAACGATCATTATCATCCAAAAATTTTAATTCGGTTTCATTCATAAAATATGTTACTTCTTGAATAGGCTGAAACCAATCCATTTGATGTATTGTTTTATTTGTATCATTATCATTTCTTCTATAAATTGCCCAACATAATATATTTAATATATTCATTGTTTTCATTATAAAATTTATTTTTGATTGTTTTTCTTGTTTTTCTTGTTTATCTTTTTTTCCATAACTAATACGTGTTTTTCTTGTAAAAAGAATTTTATCAAATTCTTTTATTAACTTATCTCGAATTTCATTAATATACATCTTTTCATCCACTGTTAAAAATTTATCATCAGACATATTTGTTAAACCACTAGACCTTCCAAAATCAATTAGTATAGTTTTAATATCATTATTTAAAAAATACACCAACGCATTCTCCATATACATATCAAAATTAATTACACCAATAATTACAAATAAATATATCAATTGATAATAAATATTTGAAAATGCTGAATTAATATCATCATTATCATCATCATCATCATCATTATTATCATCATTATTATCATGATCATTATCATCATCATTATTATATTTATAAGAATTAATAAAATCACCTAAAGTTACTGTTTGTGGTATTTCATCCATTAAAATAATTCCTAATCTAAAAAAATAGTCTTTTTTATTTTCATCAAAAAATTTATTACTAGAATAAAATAATAAACACTTAATTACACTATCAATTTCACTATCAATTACAAGAGCTGATTGAAATGGAGAATAATTTAAAAACCAATATGAGTTTTTATTTTTATTATCTAACAATGATAAAAATTCTTTTAATATATCAGATTTATAGATAACAGCATAGTCAATTCTAGGGCAAATAGCAGGTCTTCCTCCTCTTCGTGATTCATTATATATATAATTTTGAATTTCACTTTCATCTTTAAAATCTGCTTCTTTTGCAGTTATTTTTTCCATATATTTAAGTGACTCTACTAATTTTGTACATTTAATCAAACGTTGATTTTTTTCAAAATAAGACGGAACCAAAACAACAATTTTCATAATATAAGATTTTGGGATTTTTTCACGAGTTGTTACTTTAAATATAAAACCTGATAATGATGTTACAGATACCAATTCTAATTTATCTGTCATATTTAATATTTCGAATAATTTATCGTCATAATCCCTGGGACGTTTTTTACTCATATTATAACGTATATTTATATATTATATTATAATATAATATAAATATTCACATATCTAAAACCCTGGTTGATCTGTGAATACTGCTTGATTGCCTGTTGATCCTCCCATCACAGATCCACCATCCATATTTTTAATTACGGGAGATATTTGTTCTACCAAATAATATCCAATTATTACACTAAAATACACCAACAATGTGTCACGAATCAAAAATTTCAATGGTTTATTCTCTTTCTCAATAAATCGCATCTCTAAAAATTTAACAATTAAAAAAATAACGGATATAATTCCGGCAAATATAAAGATATTATCCATTAAATGTTATTTGATTATATGTTGTGTTATTTAATATATCAACTATTAATATATTAAATAAAATTATATTCTAAATTTTTATTTTACGCATTTACTTATTTACTCCAATACCTCAATATCTAAATCATTAATTAAATCAGGTAAATCCAATTCAATCGAAGGAGGATCAATATTATGAATATCTAAATTAGACAATTCTAGGGGTTCATCTAATATTTTAAGTTTGGATAAAGGAATATCATCGTTATCATTCGTATCATTGTCATATTTATCTTTATTTTCTTTTGGTTTTTCATAATTATCATCTAGAATAACATTTATTTTTTCCAATTCTTCACTAAATGTAAGTTTGTTGGTAGATGTAGGTGTAGATGTAGGTGTAGATGTAGATGTAGATGTAGTTGGATTTGGATTTGAATCAGCACCGGTAACAGAATCATTTTTAGAAATTGTTCCAGTGCTTGCACTTTCTTCAATTATCTCTCTTACATCTTTGTTTGTTTCGGTTTCTTTATCCATTATAATCTCTTCTTTAATTTCTTCTGTAACCTGTTCTTCAATTGATTCATCCATATATGCTCTTAATATGCTTTCAATAGGAATACTATCACGAACAGCATTTAAAATACTTTCTTGAATCAAAATCTCAAATTCACGATTGTATTTTTGTTTTTGTAATGGAGGAATATTCAACTCAAATAAATATATTGACTTATACAATTTCCTAGCAGTATGAACATAAACATTATGAATGAATTCATTCAATTTTGGAATAGTAATATCTATTTTTTTTTGCTTTTGACCAGCTCTCATAGCAGTTAATATTTTAAGCTGAATTATATGTACACATGTAATTAAATCTTCTAAATAATTGCATGAACTTTTTTCTATAATACGTTTTTTCTCTTGTTCAACAATCAAAGGATTCCATTGAGGAATTCGCCTAATTAGATTCTGAAAAGTCATTAAATATTTGTCCATTTCATTATTTTCTTTGCATAATTTCAACGATTCATCGAATATAGATTGAAAACCTTCAGCAATTAAAGGAGTTAAAATTGTTAATATACGTGCACCCCATTCATTTTTTGACTCATGTAAACTAGAAACATTAAAATCGTCCATTTTTAAATTTTGTTTTTCTCTTTGTTATTTTTATAAAACAACCTGTTTTTACATAAACGAAATATTTTCTAAATTATAATCTAAACTCAAAAACATAAAATGCAATATAAATAATATTATAATTTTTTCATTCCTAAATTCTTTTCGTATTTTATTAAACGTAATCAAAAATTCTATTCTTTTTTCATTATTTTCTATATTCTTACTAGTAAACATATTTCGTTCTATTAATGAAATTAAATCCAATCCGCTATACCCCTTTTCATACAATTTTGTTGAAAAATCCATATTTTTCTTAATTATACTTTCATTTTTGGATTTTGAATTAAAGGTATTATTATTAAATCCTAACCCATCCATATATGTTTTAATTTCTTTTTGTAATGAAACCAAATGATTTGTTTCTTCATTAATATTATATAAATTAATTATCGTATTATTTATTATTAATTCGGGTACATAAATTTCACAAAAACGAGATAATATTGGTTTTAATAGTTTATATTTATCTTCAATTACAATAAAAAATCGTGTTGAATGACTAAATAACTCTATACACCGTCTTAAAGCGGATTGTGCGTCCATAGTTAATTTGTCAGCATTTAATAATATGACACTTTTAAAAATGTCACCTCCATTGGAAATAATATGTGTTTTTGCAAAAAATTTCAATTCTTCTCTTATAAATTTAATACCCTTACCATGTGCACAATTGACATACATGACAAAAGTTTTGATTTTTTCTTTATCGTTATTGTATATTGTATTGATAAATTGATTTACAATTGTTTTTTTCCCTGTACCAAAACCGCCATGAAAAATTATGTTGGGTATTTTATGTATTTTATGAAAATAATTCAGTTTTTCAATAATTGATTCATGTCCATCAATTTTAATAATTTTATTTACACATGTGTTTTGCATATGATACTATATTAGTATAGTATCATTGATTTTATATTATAATTTATACGTATTATTTATGCGGAATTTGTCAAACTGTGTGTATACGGATTTTGACGAAATGCATCTAGCAAATCAGGACTTATTCTGTCGCAACCAATTTTACTTTCGTCATAAATTTGTGGTGTGTTAAATTTGCCAATTTGTTCTTTTCCAGAAGGCAATGGAACTATTGAACTAGGTGTAAACACACGATTATCATAACGATTTGCATCATCACGATAAGTATTAACATTCATTTGTTGATTAAAAATTTGTGTTCCACCTTGATTGGGTCTATTGTAAATAGTTTGTGATTTTATCTCATTATTTGTTTGTGCATAAGTTGAATCATATATCATCATACCTTCATTTGTTGATAAACCACCTACGAATCCCATTGTAGAATAAGATGTTGTATCTCTCTGTGTTAAATCATGAGGAACATATGTATTTACATAATGATTAGAATCTCTCTGATTATTAATATTCAAACGAGGTTCGTATAATGTTGTTTCTTTTATTGTAGTCGATGTTTTATCGTTTGCATTGATAACATAACTAGAAGGAACACTCGATCCGCCATCACCATAAACACGAATATTATTTACTAACTCGTCTTTTCTAGAAGGTCTTAGTACATCCATTAAGGGTGCTACAACAGCACCTATTGCACCACTAAAACCACTTCGAAATGAATCTACTGGTTTTACACTAGAACGATTGTTATTGTAATTTTTGTAACTGTTATATTCAGCATTTGTAACAGGACCTTGACCCATTGCTGATGCAACTGCCAAATCACACGTTTCACTAGGCTGTCTTTTCGATTTTTCAAAAGTAGGCGGAACATAGGTGGTTTTTCTAGAATCATTGCCTGGACCAACATAATCATTTTCGCAATCTTCTCTCTTAACATTACCCATTTCTTGCATAGGGCGCAATGTTTCACCTTTTTCTAAACCAGTAGTAGTTAACCATCTATCCTGAGTATTAATATAAAAAGTATCTGGTAGATTTTTTTCTACACGCCCAATCATACCTAAATTTTTAATATAAGAATCAGCAGGTCCCTCGTGATTAATTAATTCATATTCAATGCGCGGATTAGTATCTACACGTAATTCATCCACTGTTTTTGGTAACCAGGAATTTCTCGCTTCCATGCCGGAATTAAATCCGCCACTACCTTGAGAAGTATACCCTTGACCCAATCCAGGTGCAACATATTCTGAATCAAATGGCTTTACATTGTTAATCTTCATTCCTGGATTTACACGTGATTGATAAAAATCACTGTTATTAGGTGCACCAAAAGCCCAATTAATATTTTCTTCTGGTTTAAATAGAGGTGCTTGTTCGACCTTTTTAATCATTTGTGAACCAGTTCCTGCCATATTATCCAATACATTTTCTGCTAAATTTATATTACATGCATTTCCTTTTATTTTTCCACCGTAAAATGGAATCATATTATTGTGTTTAAATTCGTCAGATTTCAGATAATTACCTGATAATGAATATACGTCTTTAATTTGAGAGCCTACTTGTAAACCATTATTCACTCTATTCTCGTAAACACTTTGATTGAAATATTTATCAGATGCATCGTTCGGATTGTTATATTCATAAACATTATCAACCAATTCACTTTTATTGAGGGTAGGATAGTTTTGAGCTGGTATATTTGTATTAGGTAGATAATTTGATGTTACATTTTGATTTGTTTTCATACCACCCATATTAGTGAAATTTTCTGTCATTTGTTGTTGCATTTGTTGTTGTTGTTGTTGTTGCATTTGTTGATAAGAAGAATTATTCTTCAATATCGATTTTACATTATTTTTTTTAGATCCACAATTTTTTGATGGCTGATTTGATATAATATACATACCACCTAATGCAACTAATGGTATAGCTATTTCCATTTATATAAGGTATTGATTATTTTGTATATATAAATAATATATATTATTATAATATATATTGTTTTAACTATTGTTTTAACTATTGTTTTTATTTCTAAAATAAAAAAATATTAATAATATATTTATGGACACGGGTAAGCAGGAACAAAATAATCCTTTTCTAAAATTCTAGTGCTAACATTATTTTGAAAAGGCAAACATGTATTTTCCTGAGGATTTAAAGGTAAAGTATACCAATCTACTTGTTCTAAATCTCTCGCGGTCCATGCAGGCATGATGGTTCTAGATTCTTCTGTATATAAATTATTACAACTAGGATACTCTATTGACTCACTATTTACGTTGTACATTTGATATTGATCTTTTACTAAACAATCTCTACTTAAAAATCGATTATTAATATTATTCTGATTGGGACCCAATCCTATTAATTCACTTTCTAAATTAATAGAATTTGTGCGTAAATTCGCGCCCCATTTTTGAATCCTAATTTGTGGATCTTCCATATAGCATGGGCGAGAACCATTGCCTGGAACATTTAATATATATCTACCTGGATCAGTTGCTTGTTGTAACATTTTTTTAGTTCTACATTCATCATAATTAATTCTAGTATTTGCCATATATTTTATTTGTTTTGACTTGTTTTATTATACTATTATTAGTATATAATATATTATTTTTATCGAAAAACAATTTGAATATTATTAGATTATTATATTATAACGTTGAAATCCTTCTAGTATTTTATTTATTTTAATTTAACTAGATATACGTACGTAAATTCATACTAATATCATGACAAATACAATATGTTTGAATATGATTGTTAAAAACGAAGCACATATTATTGTTAAAACTCTTAATAATTTATGCGATAAAATAAACTTTAGTTACTGGGTAATATGCGACACTGGATCAACTGATAATACAAAAGAATTAATCATTGATTTTTTCAGAGAAAAAAACATTCGAGGTGAATTATTAGAACATGAATGGAGAGATTTTGGTCATAATAGAACCCTTGCTCTTGAATCCGCCTACAATAAAACAGATTTGCTTTTTATTTTTGATGCAGATGATGAAATAGTAGGTAATCTTGTTTTACCTAATACATACGAACATGATGGTTATACATTTAATTTTGGTAATGATGTTGTTTATATTCGTCCATTATTGATAAACAATCGAAAAAAATGGTGTTTTGTAGGTGTATTACATGAATATCTTGCTTGTTCTGAAAATTCTACACCCCATAAAAATATTGAAGGTGATTACTACATTGTTTCAGGAAGAACTGGTAATCGAAGTAAAAACCCGAACAAATACTTTGACGATGCCAATATACTGAAAAAAGCGCACTATGATATAATGGCAACAGATTACGGATTATCATGTCGTTATGCGTTTTATTGTGCTCAAAGTTATAAGGATTCTGGATATATAGATGAATCAATCGAGTGGTATAAAAAATGTTTGGATTTAAATATGTGGTTACAGGAAAAATATGTTAGTGCTTTTACTATCGGAAATTTGTATATGGCAAAAAACGACATGAAAAATGCATTGAAGTATTGGTATAAGACTATTGAATATGATCCTGAACGTATTGAAGGTATCATCAACGCTATTAATTTTTTAACAAAAGAAGGTGAGCATGTTATTATAAATGCTTTTTATCATAAATTCAAAAACTACAATAAAAATTTGCGTGAAAAATTATTTATGGTTGATTCGTGTTATAAAGATCAGTTAGAATATAATAATTCAATTTCTGCTTTTTATGCTAACGACAAACAAAGTGGTTATGAATGTTGTAAAAAAATATTTTTGAATCGATTGGTACACGACATTTTAATGAAATGTACTATTTCTAATTTTTTATTTTATATAGATTTTTTCGATCATGAAAAAGATCACATTAAAACACGATTATTTTATTTGATAGATGATATCATAAGTTATTTTGGTAAGAAAAATGAAGAAATCGAAACAAATATGATTATATGTTGGAATATATTATTTGATAAATGTAAGCATTTGTTATGTCAGCCTACTTCACCTTCCATGTCACATTTATCCAAAAAAAGCAGTAAGAACTCATCAAAAGAAACTATTATGATTACATTTACTACATGTAAAAGAATGGATCTATTCAAACAAACTGTTTATTCTATTTTAAATCATTGGATGGATTTTAATTTAATAACTGATTGGTTTTGTGTTGATGATAATTCGGATGATGATGACAGAAAACAAATGCAATCATTGTTTCCATGGATTCAATATTATATGAAAACGGACGGTGAAAAAGGTCATAGAAATAGTATGAATATTATATGGAATAAATTAAACGAAGTGAAACCTAAATATTGGATACATATGGAAGATGATTTTCTTTTTCATCGGAAAATGAATTATATAGAAGAAGGTATCAAAGCATTGAACAGCAATGAATGTAGTAAAGAGAATGTGAAACAGATTTTGTTTAATAGAAATTATGGAGAGATCATTGATCATTACAATTCACGTGGTCATGTTTCGATAGCAAATCATATAGATGTAACTGGTGATATTGTATTGCATAAACATTGTGACGGAGTTTTTAATTATATGAACTGTCATTATTGGCCTTATTATAGTTTTCGTCCTTCCATAATTGAGACTAGTGTAATATTAGAATTAGGCAATTATGATTCTGAAAATCAGTTTTTTGAAATGGATTATGCGAAAAAATGGAATGAAAAAGGATTTAAATCCGCATTTTTCAACAAAATTACATGTAAACATATCGGTAGATTGACATCCGATAGAAGTGTAAAAAATGCATATGATTTAAACAATGAAGAACAATTTGGTACTAAATCAAAAGAAGGAAGTGATTTAACGGAGAGAACGTATGGAATCGAAACTGTTGAAAACAACAATGCATTTATTAAAATAGTTAATTTGGAAAGACGCAGTGATAGAAAAAAAGATACAATGAAAAAACTGGTTGAT